CATCGTTGGCGCCAATGCGCCTTCTGGTCTAGCAAGCCGCCCGATCAGGTTACTGCTGTGCGACGAGGTGGACCGCTATCCGTTCAGCGCGGGTGCGGAGGGTGATCCAGTCAATTTGGCGCGCAAACGGACAGTGACATTCTGGAACCGCAAGATCGTGCTGGTCTCGACGCCGACGAACAAGGGCGCGAGCCGGATTGAGACAGCGTTTGAGGAAAGTGACCAGCGCCGGTTCTGGGTGCCGTGCCCGGCATGTGGGGTGGAGCAGATCCTGACCTGGCCGCAGGTACGTTGGGACAAGGGTGAAGACGGCAGCCACAAGCCGGACACCGCGCGGTATCATTGCGTGGAATGTGATGCAGCTTGGCGCGACGAGACCCGCTGGGCGTCAGTTTCAAAAGGGCACTGGGTAGCAGAGGAACCCTTCGCGGGTACGGCCGGGTTCCACCTCAACGAGATTTATTCACCATGGGTCCGGTTGGCGGCGATGGTCAAAACCTTCCTGTCAGCGCGCGCTGGTGGGGATGACATGATGAAGACCTTCATCAACACCTCGCTGGGCGAGACATGGATGGAAAGCGGTGAGGCACCCGACTGGCAGCGCTTGCAGGGGCAGAAGGAAGAGTGGACACCCGGCACTGTGCCCGCGGGTGGATTGTTCCTGACCGCCGGTGCGGATGTGCAGAAAGACCGGATCGAGGTTGATGTCTGGGCCTGGGGGCGCGGCCTGCAAAGCTGGCTTATTGATCATGTGGTGATCGAGGGTGGCCCTGGCGATCCGGCATGCTGGCAGAAACTCTCTGAGCTTCTGGGACGAACATGGGCCCATCCCAGCGGCCAGCACCTCGCAATCGCCAAGCTGGCCATAGACACCGGCTATGAGACCAGCGCTGTCTATGCCTGGGCACGGCAGGTCGGCTTTGGCCAGGTCGCACCGGTCAAGGGTCTTGAGGGGTTCAATCGCGCCAGCCCGGTGACAGGGCCGACCTTTGTCGACGCAACGATCGGCGGCAAGCGTCTGCGGCGCGGTGCGCGTTTGTGGTCTGTGGCAACCTCAACGTTCAAGGCCGAAACCTATCGCTTCCTGCGGCAGGACCGTCCGACGCCGGAGGAAATCACCGGCGGTGCTTCGTTCCCCGCGGGAACGGTGCATCTGCCCAGCTGGGCAGACAGCGAATGGCTCAAGCAGCTGACTGCGGAACAGCTGGTCACGGTCAAGAACAAGCGCGGATTTTCAAAACTCGAATGGCAAAAGCTGCGCGAGCGCAACGAGGCGTTGGATTGCCGGGTTTATGCGCGGGCTGCCGCGTGGATCGCAGGAGCCGACCGGTGGTCGGAAGCACGGTGGGCGGAGTTGGAGCGGCAGCTAGCGGTGGAAGCTGGCGGACCAGCAGGTGATGCAGTTGCGAAACCAACGCCGCGTCCGTCAGCGCGGCGGCGAACAATGCGATCAACTTATATGGGGTGATTAATGGCCACTATTGCTGACCTTCGCGCCCGCCGCGAGGCTTTATCTACCCAGCGATCCTCCGGAGTCGCCCGCGTCAGCTATGACGGCAAGACCGTTGATTACCGCAGCGTGGCGGAGATCGACCGGGCCATCGAGGCGCTGGATCGCGAAATCGCCACACTCGAGGGGCGGCGCATCGTCCGGCATGTCCGCATCACCACATCCAAGGGGCTGTAATCCATGGGGCTGTTTGACAGGTTTCGCCGTCCCGCGCGAGGGGTCGGCCCGGCAGCCGTGCGTGCGCGTCTTGAGGGGGCGATGTCACAACGCCGGTTGCGAAGCTGGAACCCGCCACTGGAAAACATTAACTCGCTGGTGGCCTCAGGTGGACCGCGCCTTTTGGCGCGTGCAAGGGAACTGGTGGTGACCAATGGCTATGCGGGAAATGCCTGTGAGGCCTTTGCGTCAAATATTGTCGGCGACGGTATCAAGCCCTCGTCGCTGATTGAGGATGCAGGCCTTCGGGACCGTGTTCAGCGGCTGTGGCTTGCCTGGACGGACGAGGCCGATGCTGACGGGCTGACGGATTTTTATGGGTTGCAGGCCATGGTGGCGCGCGAGATGTTTGTCGCGGGCGAGTGCTTTGTGCGCTTACGGCCACGGCGGGCCGAGGATGGCTTGCTTGTCCCACTGCAGATGCAGCTTTTGCAATCGGAGATGCTGCCGTTTGAGAAGACGGACATGGCCGCAAATGGCAATCGCATCCGCTGCGGGATCGAGTTTGACCTGATCGGACGGCGGGTAGCCTATCACTTCCGCCGCAGCCATCCGGGTGACAGCACGGATCAGCGTGTCGCCGTGCCCGAAACGGTGCGCGTGGCGGCCGAGGATGTGCTGCACATCTACCGCCCCATCGATGCGGGCCAGATCCGGGGCCTGCCGCATGTGGCACCCGCAATGGTACGGCTGTTCTTGCTCGATCAGTATGATGACGCAGAACTTGACCGTAAGAAGACCGCAGCAATGTTCGCAGGCTTCATCACCAAGACAGCACCCGAAGACCCGATGATGGGCGAGAGTGAGGCGGACCTTGATGGCGCAGCGATGGCGAGCCTTGAGCCTGGCACGATGCAGGTCTTGCTGCCCGGTGAGGATGTGAAGTTCTCCAGCCCCGCTGATGTGGGTGGCGGCTATGAAGCGTTCCAGTATCGCACGTTGCTGGCTGTCTCGGCCTCATTGGGCTTGCCGTACCATCTGGTGACTGGTGATGTGCGCCAGGCGAACTATTCCAGCTTACGCGCGGAACTGGTGGAGTTTCGCCGCCGCGTACAGCAGCTGCAACACGGAGTAATCGCATATCAGCTCTGCCGGCCCGTCTGGGCGCGCTGGCTGGAAGCGGCGCAACTGGTAGGTCGATTGGATCTGCCTGATCCGGCGGCTGCGCGCATGGTGCAATGGATCCCGCCACGCTGGGATTGGGTCGATCCGCTGAAGGACATTCAGGCACAGGTGCTGGCGATGGAGGCCGGCATCACATCGCGGCGCAAGGTGGTGGAAGCCACCGGCTACGACGTGGAAGAGGTCGACCGCGAAAACGCAGCCGATGCCGCGCGCACCAAGCAGCTGGGGCTCGTCTACCGCACCAGCCCCGGAGAGACGCAAGGCGCGCGGGCTACACCGGCGCGGCGTCCTGATCCGGATGATGGAGCAGACGATGGGGCAGACCAAAACAATGGCGATGACGCGGCAGCGACCGGGCCCGCCTCCAATCAGGAGTGACACCATGAAGAGTTGGTACACCATCCGCGCCCGGGCTTTGGGCGCGGAAGTGCTGATCTATGACGAAATCGGCGCCTACGGCGTCAGCGCCAAGGGCTTTTTGGCCGAGCTGGGCGCGCTGCCGGATGACGCGCCGATTGATCTGCGCCTCAACAGCCCCGGCGGGTCAGTCTTTGATGCGGTTGCAATCTTCAATGCACTGAGCCGTCATGCAGGCCATATCACTGTCTGGATCGATGGCATCGCTGCCTCGGCCGCAAGCTACATCGCTATGGCGGGCGATGAGATCGTCATGCCGGAAAACGCTTTCATGATGATCCATGACCCAAGCGGTATTGTCATGGGCACAGCGGCCGATATGCGCGACATGGCGGGGACGCTCGATAAGATCGCAGCCAGCATGACACGTGGATATGCGGCGAAAACGGGTAAGCCAGAGGCGGAGATTGCAGCATTGCTCGCCGCAGAGACCTGGTTTGATGCAAAAGATGCATTAGAGGCAGGGCTTGCCACCCGCATGGCAGAGCCGGTGCGTATTGCTGCCAGCTTCAATATTGGCCAGTTCCGTAATGCACCGCCGGAACTGGTTGAGGCGATTGAAGCAGATAGTGCTGCATCGGAGGCCGACATCGCAGCCGCGGACATCGTTGCAGGCGACAACGATGTTGTGGGCAGCGATGTGTTGGCACCCGTACCAGATCCTGCGACCAAGGTTCCCGCCGGGAACGTTGATGTGGTGGACGCAACCGACGATCCATCGTGCTCAAGGGGACAAAGAGAGGGTGTTGCAGACGAAAACACCCTGTCGAGCGGGGCGGAGGGCCGCGTTGCTGCTGCCAACGCAGCACTGGACGCGGCTGCTATCCGCACCGAGGCAATCGCGCATGCCCGAGCGGTCATTGATCTCTGCCGCCTTGCAGGCCAGCCGCAAATGGCAGGACGACTTCTTGAGGACGATGCCAACCTTGATCAGGTGCGCGCAAAGCTTCTGGCCGCCAAGGCCGAAGCCGAGCCGCAGATCACTTCGCATCACCCGCAACCCGGCCCAAACCCGACGACGCGCCCTTGGGGCGATGTCATCGCACGCACCTTTAAACTGAAAGGCTGAAACCATGACCACACTCACTGAGGGCAAACACACAGGTGGCTTCCTGATCTGGGAAGTGCTGCGCGATTACACCCGCGAAACCATCACCCTCGCCTCGGGCGCAGGCAAACTCGCACCCGGCACCGTACTGGGCCGCATCACCACGGGTGGCAAATACACATTGCTGACCCCCGGAGCCACCAACGGCAGCCAGAATGCGGCTGGCATCCTTTGGGCTGATGTCGATGCCACCGAAGTTGACGCGCCCGGGGTCGTGATCCTGCGCGGTCCGGCCATCGCGAACCGTCACGAGATCGT